GCGGTCGAAAGCGTGAACGCCTTATCGGGTGACTCGTGCGTCGTGCGGCCCTGACCGCGTGCGCTGTACAAAGTCAAGTCGATGCCGGTGACGGTGATGACGAGCGAGAACGTGGCGCCCTGTTCGATGAGGATGTCGTAGTTGCCGGCCATTATTCGCACACTCCATCGATGGCGTTAGCAGCGTAGAAGCACCAGACCAGTTCGCTGCCAGCGGAACCGACCTTCATGCGACGCTGAGGAAAGAGCAGGACGTAGCCCTCGATGGGCTTAAATGAGAACCCGGGCGGGATGTTCGCGGGATTGATGCCCGGGCCGATGAAGGTCGCGGTGTTCGCGGCCTCGCAGATGTTCAGCGCGGTGCCGTTGTAGTACGACTCCGATGCGCGTACTTGGAAATCCTTGCCGCTGCCAACGCTCGAGAGTTTGATCTCGGCGCGCGTCCAACTGTAGAGGTAACGGTAGGACGTGCCCGCGATGGCGGAAGACTCTTCAATTTTCGCGAGCAAGTACATCTGGCGATCGGCATCAAGGCGCGCACGCGCAGCACGCTCGGCATACTGCGGCCCTTGCGTGACCGTGCGCAGCTTGTTCATGTCTGAGCGTCGATTGATCATGGGTAGGTCAACCAACTGCCCTCGAAGCAAATTTGCTTTGCGAGCGTGACGTTTGCTTGCGTGTCGAAGATGAGATTGAAGTTGATCGTGTCTCGAGCAAGCGATTTCCAAAACACCGTCTTGGCCTGACCGCCGACTAGGAACGGATATCCGTCAGCGTCTAACTCGCAGATCTGTTCGCAGTCTGACCATCGATCCCATCGGAAAACGTAGGTTGCTCGGTAGTACTCGTCGCGCACGTGGTTTAAGTCGGCGCTTACGCAATAGACCTGACCAATACCCCAGTGAAGGAAATCAGTACTATTCCATTTTCCCTGACATGAGTTCATGTCGTCATACATGGATACCAATGATCCTGATGTTTGAGACGTGTCAATCAAAAGACTGATCTTGATATCCATTGTCGGAATGCGAATAGGCACGCCCTTGCCGCCAGAATCAACCTTCGTTCCACCGATGTCGGCCGTCGTGTTGAGGTTTGCGCTCGGGCCTGTAGTCCAACTGGCATTTCGCCAGACGGTCGTCATGCGCTCGCCAGCGGTGAACTCAACCTGCGGCGGTAGGTGCATTGTTGGAACAACATCTACGCCGCTAATGTTTGCCCATCGGTATTCACTGTTGTAGATAGCCGCAACATTGAACACCGTTTCGTTGCTGTTCGGCACGACTTCTACTGTGTACTCGCGCAGACGCAGCGTGCCGATGAGGTTGGTCAGCGTAAACGTCGAATACAAAGTCAACGGCTTTCCGCAAGAAGCGTCGCGAACTGCTGTCCATGTGCCGTCGTTCGCCGAACCAAGCGAGGCGTCGCTTACGGCTTTGTAGACAACGCGCAGGCTGTTTTGCCCGCCGCCGCCCGCATCAGTCCATGTGCGCGATACAACTTTTGCGGTGATGGTCAAAAGGAAGCCCAGCCTTTCAGTTTGTTCCACATGGTGACGCTGTCGTTGTAGACGTTGATCGTGCCCATAATTTGCTGACCAACGCTTTCGCCGAAGAGCGCTCGCAAAGACTCGGTATCTGCTGCTCGAGCCGTTGCGCCACCGGCGCGCATTCCTGCGTTTATGCCGATTGCTCCGGGCATGTCGTTCAACAGCAGACTTGCTAAGCGAGATCCCGCGGTGTTCTGACTGGCGAACCCTGTGTTCATGCCGGCTTGAATGCCCATGCCTGTAGTTGCAGATGGTGCCCGCTGGCCGGCGGCGCCTTCCGCGAGCCCACGCGTCAAACCGAACTTCGCAAAGTTATTTCGGTCGTCTCGAGCGACCATCTTCAAAGCTTCAATTGCACGCTTGCGTTGCTCTGGCATGGATTGCACCATGTCGACGACTGAACTCACGGCAGCGGTTGCGCCTGCAATTGCGAGTCCAGCGCCCGCGAGCGCCACGCCCATCGGGCCCATCGACGCAATGCCAGTGAGTCCGCCGAGCATTTGAAGCGAGCGGCCTTGCACGCCAAACTTCGCGAGCGCCTCGGCGGTCTGATTGAATCCGCCTTTCATCGAGCCAAGATTGACCTTGGTCGCGGCAGTATCTTGTGACAGTTTCTTCATCGACTTCGCGGCCTTCTCGGTCGCGGCGGTGAAGCCCTTCGAGTCACCAGTGATGGCGATGTTGAGTTTAGAAACCTTCGCCATTAGTTGAGTCCCTTTGCGACCATGCGAGCGATGTGCTCCTGCATGATCGGCATCAGGCGAATCTCATTGATCGCGTAGGCCTTGGAGATGAAGTGCTTGCCGGCAACGCGTCCGATGGTGGTGGTCGTGCGTTCCTTCTTCTTGACGTTGCCGCGAGTCAAGTTGCGCAACTCCTCTTCCTTCGTGGCGCGTCGCTTGAGCACGTGCCCGAACTCGACCCATCGCGCGTACCAGTGCGGCGTGTTGTACGTGCCACGGTCTTCCTTGATGCCGACGGCAGCCCAGACGAGTTGCCCCTTCGAGTAGCCCTTGACCTTGGTCGTGACGTTCGCCTTGAGATGCGGGTTGGGTCGCATCTCGCCGCGCACGCGCTCGGTTGCGGTTGATCGACCGCGTGGAGCGAGCGCTATCACAGTCTTCTTGGTAATGCGCGTCCACTCGCGGAAACCGTTCTTGATGGCCTTCGTCGCGTCCTTCTGTGCAAGCCGACGAAGCGCCGCGTTGATGCGCTCAACGTTCGGGCCGTCGATCTCCATGACCATCTTGAAGGAGTTTGCAGACATCGTAAGCCATCCCTTTGGAACTATGCAGACCGTGGTACAGAGCGACGGGGCTGTCGAGTCGCACCTCTATGTTGGCTGCGCTCAGGATTTCGCGCGCAGCCCGGGTGAGTCCAATCCCTCCAGATACAAGCCTTCGATCTCTCGCCCGAGCAACACGACGCCCGGCGCGTCAAGCTGCATGACCGCCTCGAGCGACTCAAACGCTTGCGCGTCGCCATCCATGACGTGATTCCAAACGTACCACGCTGGCATGTAGACGCCGCGCTCGGTCGCATCGATGGCGGCGACAAGATGCGCGACCGTCGGGCGGCGCAGAGTGATCTGCGTCCCACGGAACTCGAGCACAAGTGGACGGGTGAGCAGTGCGGAAATCATGTGAAATCGGTGGAAATTGCGGCGTTAGTGAAGCGCAGTTCGATGTTGGCGGTGGCGACGCCGTTCGGCGCGACGGTGATCGACAAAGATTCCACCATCGCGGTTCCACTGATGGATTTACTTGTAGCCCACGCAACCAAAGCAGTAGCGGTTGCGCCAGTGGTCAGGGCGTCCGTGATTGTTTTGTGGTCGGTCTCGTTGTAAAACAACTCAAGGCTAACGGTGCCCTCAAGCAATCCGTACGCGTGCTTCTTGTAGGAACTGCCGAGGTCGGTGATGTCGATAGGAGTCTGGGTCAGGCTGACGGTTGCGCTGCCCACCGACGGCATCGTTGTTCCGCCCCAACTGAACAGTGCGAGAGTGGTTGGACTTGCCATAGTTATGCTCGATACATGATGGTCATGGTGGCGGTCACGATTGCGGGTTCGACTTCGTCACCTTCGCCGACGTTGGGCGGTTGGATGACGGCGTAGACGGGTTCATAGGCGCATCCGCCGGCGACCAGTGCGCCAGTCTTCACCAGTGCGATGGCGGCGTCAGAGAGGCTCTGCGCGGCAAGCATCGTGTCGGCGACGGATGACATCGACAGCGAATACTGGTAGAGGTTGCGCACGCCACCCGACGGCAGCGCGGCGGCTGAGCCTTCGGTGAGATCGATAACGAGCGCTGGCAGCGTGGTCGACTGCAAGCGCGCGCCGACGCTGACGCGGCTGCCGGCGGTGGTCGCAGATCCGATCCATCCGATGATCGTTGACTCGATCATGTGACCTCGCTGCAATCGAGCACGGCGACGCGGTCGCGCTCATCGAGGTTGCGGATGCCGTTGATGCGGAGCGTGCGCCCGCGCACTTCGAGCCTGTCGAGTTCGGTCACAGTGAGGCGCGCGATGTTTGGCCAGCGCGCGCGCAGTTCGTAATTCGCGACCACGGCCACGCCGTCGGCGTAACTGACCTCCGACGATCCCGCTTCGCGCATGTCGACGCGCATGTCGCCGACATCGCTGAACGTGCTCGTGCGTCGACCGAGTATGTCGGTCGTCGTCGCGGCTCGGTAGACGGTCGCCGAGAATCGAAGTCGGCCACCGCTAATCATCGGATTCCGCTCCTGACGCTGCAAGCCTCAATGATGTACTCGAGCGCGAACGGCACGACGGCGAGGCTGATGGGCTGACTCGCCTCGGGATTGTTGTACCACGCGCCAGTCAACGCGATGACGGCGTGCACGATCTCATTCGGGATCGTGGCGTAGCCCGCGGCGTAGGTCACCGTGATTGCGGTGCCTTCGTAGATCGCGGGGTGCTCGAGGAACCGCAACACGAACATCGGGCCCTGCGTCTTGTCGATCCAGTAGTCGGTCGCCGGCATCGTGGTGGTCACGTTGCTAGCGTCCTTGTAGACGACGCTCGTCAGCGACGTGAACGGATACGACGGGAGCAGCGTGTCGGAGAAGTCCGCAAGGTACATCGTTGCGGTCTGTTCGTAGAGCAGCAGCTCGGTGCGCCGACTAATCAAACTGATGGCCGCCTCGCGCAAGCGAATTAGCTCGGTGTCGTCGTCGTCGTAGTCGATACGAAGAGCCGACTTGATTGTGGAGAGTGGCACCGTCATAAAGGTACCGCGCGCCTTCCGACGCGCAGCACCCGGGAAAAGAAAAGGTCAGCAGGTGATCGCAGCGAAGGCGTTCGCCAGCATGATGCGGCTGTCGGTACGGGTGTACACGATCAGATTCACCTGATGGGTTGCGCTCTCGCTGTAGGGGTCGACCAACGAAGTGATGCCCGTGCGATCAAAGATTTCGAAGTATTCGAAGTTACCGATGAGCGCGAAGATGTTGTTGTTCACGGTCCCGGTCGGCGCGTACTTGGCAACGCGGTACGGAGTTCCGTACAGAGTTCCGGGGAAACCGCCAACCATCGTGTCAGCGGTCGAGTTGGCCGGCGTCCAGATGTAGTCGGTTGGGTAAGCGCCGCTGCTGGTGGTGGCGCCAGTGTTCTTGAGTTTGCGCACCGTCTTCAGGAACGTGTCATGGAACAGCCACGAGAAACTCGCACCCATGCGGTACTCAGGCGGCACGAGGTGGTAAGTGTCGATGATGTTGTCGGCGGTGATCGTGGTGATCGCGGCAGCACTAAGGTCGGTCACCTGAGACAATGCCGCCAACTTGGTGTTCATGCTCGAACCCATGCAGCCCTCAGGCTGCGAGGATCCAGTGCCGGTCGTGAACGCTTCCTCTTGCTTGAGTGCGATCGACATCGCGCACTTGTCCGCGCAGTACGCAAGTCCGCTGCCGATGCCGCCGTTGCCGATGGCGTCCTCAATGAACTCCTGCGAGATGGTCAAGCGCGTCGCGTACTTGTACGGAACGACGCTGATAGTT